GTAGAACAATTCCGCGCCGTCACTCGCGCGAGTGATCGTAATAGTCCCTGCCGTGGCGGTGGCCTCATAATAGACGTGCATAATGCGCGTTGCGGGGAGCGCAAGATTGCCGCCGTAGCCCACCGTAATTTCACCTGCGGTAGCAGCGTCAACCGATACCCCGGTCACCTGCGCGAAATACGAAGACCCAGTAACTGTAGTTGTATTAGGGCCCGTGATGGCTTCAGTGAGCGTCTGTCCGTTCATACCAATACCGGTGATGGTAAAGGTGCGCCCGTTATCCGCGCCGTCCGAAGTAACCGTGACTTGATATCCCACGCCGTTGCGGGCGGGGACCGTGTTGGCGAGAGTCAAAGCGCCTGCGCCCGTAGGAGTGACGGCTTCCACGTAGAAATCTGCGTCCGACTTCTGTGTTACCGCCCAAACATCCGTATTCATCGGTCAGCCTCCTTTCTTGGTGGAAGGCTTCTTAGTAGGCTTTGCTGGGGCGGCAGATGCCACGCCCGTGCGTGATAATTTACCCATGGATCACCGCCTTACGAAACGGTGGCCGAGAACGGCGTTGCTTCAGTGTTGGTAGCCGCGGTGCGAATCTGCACTGCCCACAGGTTGGTTGCGACGTCCTGCAGCTCAACGACTGCGCCTTTAAAGCCGCCGGTCGTGTCGCCGTCAAAGGTAATCGTGTCACTGTCAGCGGCGGTTTCAAAGATCGAGGCCGTAGCACCGCCGTCGTTTCCGACAATAGCCATGCCAGCCATTACGTCAGTCGCGTCTGCTACCTTGATCGTCGTCGTGTTCGACGTGATCGTGGTCAGAACGAAGAACTTGTAGCTGTTGCCCGTGCCAGTAGCGGCGGGGAGGGTCAAAGCCTGACCAGCAGCGCGATCCAGAAGAACAGTGCGGCCAGCGTGGGCGGTGGGGGTGACAGTAGCGGTAGCTGCGGTAACCGAAACGAGCGAGTCAGCACCGGAAATAAAGCCAGCGGTCGACGTTACCGGACCGGAGAAGGTGGTCGAAGCCATCATGCACCTCTTGCACAAGGATTTGCTTCGTAGTCTGTGCAACGTCAGGAGGGCGGATACCTGTCTACGAAGCTGATATTATGCCCTGCTACAAGAATACACGATAACAAAACAAAAAGAAAGGGGCCACCGAAGTGACCCCTTCCCTTCCACACGGAGGCCGTATGGGGGGATCATTAGGCCCCCGGCGAACCGAAGATACCCAGCGGGTCCGAGACACCGAACGAATAACGCTCACGTGCCTTGTAGCGCGAGTTGCCCGTGTCGAAGTCTGCGTCCATGGACGTAGCCATCGGGGTACGGACGAAGTGCTTCAGACCGTTGGGAACATCCGTCATCAGGAACCAAGCGTTGGTGTCCGTCAGATAGTGGTTCACGGTGTAGCCTTCGGGGATCGACCCGTTCGAGCGCAGAGCGTTCAGGTCGTTATCGGCGGTGCCGACACGGCCTTCGGTCTCCAACAGACGAGTGGCCACGAACTGCAGCGCGGGCGGGATAACCAGCTTGCGCGGCTTGGCTGCGATGAGCAGACCACGTTCGTCGGTCCAGCCTGCGATCTGGATAACGGCGGCTTCGAGCGAAGTCTCGTTAAGATCAGCTGCAACCGTCGGACGGTTCGAGTTGGTGCCACCCGAGATGAGCGGGTGATCGGTTGCACAAAGCGTCTTACCGTCACCGTAGGTGGTGCCAGCATCGAACGCGTTGTTGAGGATCGCCGCGGCCTTCACCTGCTTGGTGTAGGCCATAGCACGAGCCAGCGCCTTGGTATAACGCGACGACAGCGAGTCGTACAGGTTATCCTCGATGGCTTCTTCAGTGATGGAGAAGCCCATTGCGATGGTTTCGTGCGTATAGCGAGCAGTCCATGCTTCCTGTGCGTTGTCATACGAGATGGCAGAGCCCTCGTTCTTGACAGGCGCAGCGGAGAAACCCGAAAGTTTCGTTTCTTCCTCGAATGAGCGCTCAGAGCTCTCGGTTTCGAAGATTTCAGCATGCTCCTCGCCGTACTTGGCGTACTCCATTCCGAACAGAGCGTTCAGTCCGGGAAGGAGTTCTTTAAGTAGCTGGGCGCGTGAAATTGCCATGTTACATCACTCCTTATACACCGAGCGGGTTGAGGTATTGATGGCCACCAGCCCACGTAATCGTGTTCGGAGCGCCTTCGGCAAGAGTGAAGTACGGAGCGTTCCACTTGACGATCACTTCGGTGTAGTTGCCCGAAGCGTCGACAGTCTCCGGAACCACATCAATGATGCGGATGGGGAGCGAAACGGTCGTAGCAGCAGAGCTGCCGTCTACCGCAACTGCCGAGTTGCCAGTGGTAGCACTGCCCGCATTCTGCACCAGAGCAACGTTGTTGCCAACGATGGTGCGACCGTAACCGGCGATCACAGTCGTGCCCGAAACGAGCGCAACTTTAAACAGCTGATTCGGGTCATCCGCGACGTACGCGACAATGTCGCTCGCCACAGTGCTTGCGGGATAGTACTGGCTGAACAGCTTGTACTTCAGAGTCGGGTCAGTATAGCTGCACCCGACAAACACCCCGACGGGGGTGGCGGTGGTCGTACCGGTCTCCTTTACCAGAACACCGTCGCTCGACAGCTTAACAACATCCCCGTTAAAGATGGAGGTTGCATAGCCCGAGGCGATGGGAATCTGGCGCGTAGCACCGGCGAACACCTGACCGCCGATCAGATTGATCGGCTTCAGCCCATAGGGGGCGTCAACGGTAGGATATGCCATCTCTAGCTCCTGTTAGGTTCCATTACCAAAGGTGACCTTTGTTTTCCGCTCGTTGAAGAGCGGCATGCGCGGGTCGTTCTCACGCATGAAGTTGTTATCCACCGAGTGCATCTGAGACTTGGTCTGGGTAGAGTAATAGTCATTACGCTCCTCGACCAATTCCTTCGGTGCCTTGCAGAGCATCAGCCCTCCGATGACCACGTTATCCGCAAACCGTTCATTCTCAACGGTGACCATGGTGATCTCAGGGTGATCCGCCGCTTTCACGGGTTCCCAACCTTCACGCAATTTCGAGGAGACGTTTGTGGCGTCGACTTGCCCTTGCGTGCTTACACGTACCCAGTGGAAATCATAGCCATCCTCGGGAGTCGGCGACGGAAGAACTTCCGGGCGCTGCCAAGTCCGCTTGCGGACGGCCTTTTCACGGGTCTCAAGCTCGCGATTGATGCGATTCTCAGCCATTTTGTTTCCTCATGTCTATAGCAACCTGTCTGGCGTATTGTTCGGGGGTAAGTCCCAGCCTCTTCGCGATTTGGACCTGCGTCTTGGTCAAAGTCACCTTGTTCGGCGCAGTGCTGCGCGTCGCTGGTGCCACGACCGAGGTCTTACGCTTCGGCTCCGGAGCCCTCGGTTTTGTGTCCTCGAACTGGTCGGGGAACACTTCGCGCATACGAGCATCAATCCGCTCGTAGTAGTCATCTGTTTGCGGACTTACGCCCGCTTTGACGAGTTTGTTGTGCAACCCCAGCGCAAAGCTCGTCATTTCGTCATCGGTCTGGAACCAAGGATTGCGATTCTTCCAATCCAAGGCCCGCGGATCGACTTGTGGTGCCGGAGCGGGTTCTGCCTTAACTTGTACAGGTGTTTCCTTCGCCTGTAAAGTTGGTACCTTGAGGCCGTTTACCTTTTCGAGCCTAAGCCTAGCAGTGGTTAGCTTCTCCTGTGCAGCAAGCACAGCGTCTGCGTCCCCAGAGTCATACGCGGTTTTGTATGCTACCTTAGCGGCCTCCATGTCAGCGGTGGCGCTCTTTTTGGCTTGCTCGATAAGAGCCGCTTGGCTCTTCGTACTCGACGTCTTCAGCTTCTGGTTCTCGTCCAAGAGCTGCTGGGTCAGCCGTTCAAGCTCCTGCTTCTCGCGCAGCGCAGCTTCTTTGGCACGGCGCTCGTCGTGATAGCCCTTGCTGAAGTGCTTGATGCGCTTACGGACCTTCTCGGAGTATTCTTCGAGCTCCTCGTCAGTCACATCTTCAGGCGGCTCGGAGGGTTTACGCCCCCGATCGGCAGGGGGTGTGTCGTCAACAACGTCTACTTCAAGGTCGTCATCCTCGATTTCGACCTCAACCTCGGCCTTGGCTTCCGCTTTACCGGGCTTCTTCATCTGCTCCGCGGATGAAGGTTCGACGTCGATCTCGACCTTGTCGTCGTCATCGTTGGGAAATTCAAATTCCACTTTCTGGAACGCCATGTCCTACTCCCTCATGCGCGCTGAATGCCGCGGGGGTCAGCGACCACCGCTTCAATCGAGTCATCGTTCATCAGCCGGTACTCCGTGTCGCCCATTCTAAAGCGCGTACCCGAGTTCATGCGGAACATGACGTAGTCGCCGGGTTTGCACCACGCGCCAGTTGGAAAGCGGTCCATGTCGGAATAGGCTTGTTCGCCCATATCGACCACGAGGCCGATAATCGACATGATGTGATCGCGGTCCCGCTCTTTTTCAGTCTTCAGGACGCGCGTTCCCTCGTAGGTCTCAGAGACCTGCGGGAGTGCGATAAGCAGGCGATAGCCTACGGGCTTGGGGAGTTGAGCTTCGAACTCTTGTTCGCTGATCTTAACTGCAGCTTCAGTCATCATCGTTGTCCATGTAGTTACGCGAGAGGTCTTCAATATGAGATTTGCTGGCTTCGAGACCCCGAATTAAGCCAACAATCTCCCTGTACGCGGCGTAGTCCTTGGGGGACCCCCCGGTCAGGAACTGGGTAGCAGACGAAATTTGATCGTCGATTCTATCTGTGAGCACGTCAAAGACGGTTTTAGCCATTGGTTATTTGTCCCCCGTTGGCTTTCTTTGTTGCGCCTGCATAAGCTTGGCGACTTCAAGCGCAGTCTTATCCTGCGCTTCGCGGCGAGCCCGGCTCATCTCCACGCCTTTTACTTCGGCGTCGATGGCCAGTTCGGTCCGATCAACCTTCAACCCCTCTGCCTTCAGCATTGCGTCAGTGAACGCCTTTGCTGTCTGCAGCTTAAGCTGCTCGGCCTTGATCTGGGCGTCGGTCTGGTCCTTCGCGGCCTTGCGCTGGACCTCCTGTGCCTTGACCTGCAGCTCGGCTTGCTGGAGCTGGATGAGCGGGTCTTGTGCCCGCTGCTGAGCCTGCTGCTGTGCGGCTTGCTGCTGGTGCGACTGCGTGAGCTGGCGACCGGCGTCGGCCACGAGGCGAGACAGCTGGACCTCGACCTCTTCCGGCAGCTCGGTGTTCGGTGCAGGCAGCGGTGCCCCCAGCCGTTCCTCGATCTGCTGGCGATACTGGAACCCAAGGTGCTCGGCGATATGTGCTTGGAGTGCCGCCATAATCTGCCGTGCTTGCGGATTCTGCCCGATCATCTGGGCAATCATCGGGTCCTGCATGAACGACATGTGCGTCGCGATGTGCGCTTGGTGGTCCTGATAGATGAACGCCCGCACCGGCTTGCCAATCAGCGCGTCCATGTTCTCGCTGACCGGGTCCGTCGGCTTGGCGTCTTCCTTCGTCGGCACGATCTTGTCGGCATTCTTGATGCCCAAGACCTCCATCATCTCGCGGTGGAGAACCGGCAGGTTGTAAATCTGCGGTGCCTGCTGCGACATCTGGAGTACAGCTTGATACTGCACGACCCGCTGGGCCATCGTAGAGCTGTTAGGGTCGCTGACGGGGATCACATCCACCAGCATATAGTCCGCCCGGCGGGCGCTAACCTCACCACGAGCGGGCTGGTAGGCGTAGTCCTCGGGTGCATGCTCGGCGATAATCGCCTTGAGCATCTTGAACTCTTGCTTCATCGCGTAGTGGACCCGCGACTGGACTGCAGCCATCGGCTTCAGCGTACGCTCCAAGAGCGCCAGCGTGGTGCCAACCGGTGCGTTTGCCGACATATCAGAGATATTGAGGTCGCTGATAGCCCCGAGGCGACGGCCTTCCTGCGTGATGCGGTCCAAGAGCTGCAGGAGCGTCTGCGACGGCTCTTTGTACGGGAGCGGCATGATATTGTCGCGAATAGACCCCGACGGGACGTCCACATCCTTGAACTCGCCCGGCTCGATCGGGCTGTCGTCCCCTTTGATGCGCAGACCACGCGTTTTGAGGCCACCCGGCAAGTTAGACAGCGTGCCTGCGTCCACCAACTGACGAATCAGCGACGTACCGGCGCGAGAATAGCCACCGATGATGTGAATCAAGCCCAATCCGTAGAACCCGAACCCCGGAACGTAGGGATAATGCACGAAAAACTGATTTTTCAGCGCGAGCGGGTCGTCTTCGTTGTAGTTGCGGCGTACTGCCAGCACCTCCCCGGAGCCACGCTCTATTGTGACGACGTAGGGTTTAGGCAGATCATCCTCGTCGTCGACTCCGGGGACGCACATCTCGACATGGCACTCATAGAGTGCGTAACGGTTGTCGTCCGTCAGGCTAAAGCCGCCATCTTCGGCTTTTTTCTCTTCAATATCAGAGTGGTATGGTACCGGCTCACCCAGATCGAGGTCGCGGTAGAACCCACCAGCCTGCAGCTTCCGCATCTCGTTCTTGGTTTTACGCATCACATGGGTGACGCGCTCGGCTGTCTCGATGTGGCTCGCGCTATAAGGCACGATAACATCTTCTGCTGGGACGTAGAGCGACACTTGCCGCCCGAGATTCGGATCAAAGTACACTTTCTTGAACGCAGAGCCTGCGAGGCCAAGGCTGTAGAGCATCCGCTCGTGCTCCGACCGGTACTCGACCATCCGCTCGGTGATCTCGTAGTTCATATCGGCCTTAACGCGCTCCGCGGCCTCGATCTTCTCCTTTGTCTCCTCGCCCAGCACCTTTACTTTGACCGGTCCCGCGGCTGGGAAGGTCTCAGACATGGTCTCAGCTTGGAACCGGATGGCCGCTTCGGCCAGAATTGTGGAGTAGACGCCGCAGGCACCCTCCCACGGCTGTGTCCGCTCCTCGTACTTGAATCCCAGCACGTCCAGACCTTCGACGTAGGCGTCCACCCACTCCTTCCGGCTCTGGATGTCGGCCTCGATCAGCCCCGTGAGGTCGTCAGACAGTGCCCGCAGGTCCCGCTCGTCCATAAATTCAGCGAGGTTTGCGTCAAATTCGGCCATGTCGCTCATTTTGGCGTCGGGGATGAGCGTGATCTCCATGCTCCCGTCGTCCAGAATGACCGCTTCAGGGTCAATAATCTCGATTTCGAGCTCTGCTTCAGGCCCCATGCCCTCCATCTCGTCGTCATCGAGGCCCATCGGGGCGCTGTAGAGTCCTTTTTCGATCGCCATGTCCTATTTCCTCAGTAAAAGCCGCCCCGGCGTTGTTTGAAGTACCGCTGCTCGTCCTGCTCATCAGTCGGCAGTCGAATGAACCCACCGTTCCGGAACCGCATCAGGGCCATTACCGTGGAGTCTACCAAGTCATCGTGTGACATAAACGGAAATCCTGCGATCTCCTCAACGACCTCTTCGGCCCAGCGTGTCTCTGGTACCCAACAGATGCCCGATGCCACGATATCTGCAACTGAATTTAGTCGCGCGAGCTTATCCCCCGATCCCCGGTGTGGTGTGAACTCCTGCACGGGTAGTCCCATCCGGCGCATCTCCTGATAGAGCGCGGTCCCTGCACTCTTCTTTTCGACGATGAACGCGTCAGGTTCCCAGTCGCGGTACGCCTCCATCGCCATCTGCTTAAGCTCAGGAAACTCCATACGCTGTTTTATGCTATTTAACAATATTATGTTGTGTGCGTTGGTCTCTTCGTTG